CAATTTCTTTCTAAAACATAAAAGCCGCAAGCGGCTTTAAATGACATAAGGCACAAAGATAAGAATTATCTCACAGCAAGATAAAAGACGGCAATTTATCGATTATCTAATCGAATAATCAATAAAAATTGATGTCACTCCGTGATACATAACAAAAAACCACTTCAAATTTGAAGTGGTTTTAAATTTGGTAGGCAGTAGCTCTATCACAAATTTAATATATTCAATTACTTGCGGATTTAATACCCTAAATACAACCTTAAATGCTCTGTTTAATCTTGTTTTAGGGTGCAATCATTATACGCGCATACTGAATCTACCCAACCTCGCGCCAGGTTAAATTGAGCTGTTGTTACTGCGCACGCCTCTTCGACAATTGATAATCCAGTATCGGCTGCGTCAAGCTCTCGCCTGCAGCTGGCAAGTCTTTCGGAATCGCTGGCAATTTCGCCTGCGGTGTTGCGACTACCTGCTTCGAGCAGCATGCGGTCAGCATAAGAAGCAAGCCTAAAATCAGCATTGGTTTTGTTAGCATATAAACTACCCACTTTCTTTTGAAGTTGTGCCTTATCAATATCTAAGGCAGCAATGATTGATTTGTACTTATTGATTTCAAGCGCCACGGCCTTTTTAGTATTAGCCTCTATGATCTGATTCTTTTGCGCCTGCAGCTCAGCTTCTTGCTTCACTAGGCCTATATACTCTGTGAAATCCTGCTTTTCATTCTCATAGGCGCTTTTGTAATGCCAGATGACTAGCAGCATGAGTACCACCAGCACAATGCGCCAGTGCGTGATTAGTAACTGGGATAGGGATTTAAACTTACCTAGTAACCACAAGCCAAAAGTAATCATTAATCTAACTCCACAAATTCCAACGGATCTAATCTGTTAGCCGTACCTAATCCACACACTTGCTTGGTTCGTATCTCAAAATGTAAGTGACCGCCTTTTTCGATGGTGTCCATGCCTTTAGCATTGCCGGTGCTGCCAGTTTTGCCAATCCAACTGCCTACGCTTACCTTCTCGCCCACTTTGACCGCCACTAAACTAAGGTGCGCATAGAATGCATATAGTGCTTTGCCTTCATGTTCAAACTGATGGGTGACTGTGTAGCCATAGCCATCTAGCCCCATGTTTACGCCAACGATAGTGCCATCAGCAACGGCTAGCACCATCTCACCTTTGTTGGCCTGCAAATCAATGCCTTGGTGCGCACGCTTTGAGCCGTCAGCGTTTTTACGCACTAGTCCGAACTTAGCGCTATTCACACTAGCTAAACCAGCCGTCCGTAATTTACAAATCTTTAGTGGTTTCATAAGAAGCTTGCCTCAATATCCTCGTAGTCTTTCATCATGCTTTTAAACCTATGTACCGTTCGTGGCCATACGAAAAATGCTAACGTTCCTGCCGATCCAAAAAGCAACCATTGCCACGCTTCATCAGCACGCACCATGATCGTGTAATAAATAAAAACTATCGAGCTTGAGAATGCCAGCACGTATTTAATTTTGTGGCAGAAGTGGATCATGCCGCCTGGCATCTTTGCCATTGCACAAAAGCTCTCAAATAAAATGTAGAGCGAAAGAATAATGGTTGCGAGTTTTAGCCAGCTCATGCCTTGTTACCTCGTATAAAGTCTTGAATTCTGATAAAAATAGCAGTTAAAATCTTTGGGGCTTCCTGCCTGATCTGCACCCTAAACGCAATGAATGTAAATGCCATGAATGCAGCAACAGACTTTTGGGCAATATCAGGTGCAAACTTTAGAACAACAGGTACCGCCCAACCAGTTGCCAGCGTGCCAACAACGATTAAGATGAACGCCGCAATTAGACTAGCCTCTTTAGAGAAAGCCACGCCCAATGCTGAACCAATGGCAGCAACCCATAGCGTGGCAGCAGGCACATCAAATAAATGTCCAATCGCGGCTGCTAAAACCCCTATGAAAGCAATCGCAATATTTGGTATGTTGTCGTTCATCTCTAACCTTTCTTATTTTTATTTAACTTTTAATTTTTCAAAATTCAGCGATAACAAGTGCTGAGGTGTAATGCGATGGTGATACTTACTATCAAACGGCCTTTGACCCCCTGCTGCTAGAATGCTGGCCACCAACTCAGCACACGACCATTTATCATCTTCCTGCCAGTTTCGCTTTAGACCGATACCAATCACACCGAGCCAATCGTATTGCTTACCTAACTGACCAATCGCAAACGCCTCTGATACATCCAGCTCTTTCACTGGGATATGCATCATCACGGCCTTAGATGACTTTGCTAACCTATCGTTAATCTTACCTAGTACAACGCCATCCCCTGCAATTGCACCGATAAGCAAATTGTCATCAAGTACCAAGTCAACATGGCTATACTCTGACCATGTGATCATTCTGATTAGCCAAGAACCAATATGCCGCCTACGGCTGAATAAGAGCTTCATCTACATACTCCTCGGGGAATCCATCAAGTACCTTATAGGCTTCAAGTTGTTCAATGGTCATGTTGGCGATGGCTGCGCGTTTAACTTTTGCGGTGTTGAAGATAATTGCCTCATTCAACTCCATGCCGTTCACCACTTCTTTAATCTTGCCAGTAGTTAACAGCACACTATCGCCACCCATTACTTGCCAAGGCACTTGAGTACCGCCAATCAAATAAGGAGCTTCGTCTGGTGTTCCTGCTGAACGAGTAGCCATGCGTTCCCACTGTGTGCGGCTTTTCACATCGTTATGAAACCAGTGGTCGCCAATTTTTACGCCTGATTCTTGTAAGTAATCCCGATGGTTTTTAATCTGTGTCCATAAGCGCTCACGGATACCAGCTAAGTCCATCGGTGTATTGATGTAAGTCACTGCTGCGCCGTTGTACTCTTCGGTCACATTGTAGAAATTACGGTTAGCAGGTTCATTGGTTGCTACTACCAACTCAAGGCCAAATGATTGCAAGACTTCTGCACTTGCATCTCTCAGCACCTCAGCAGGGTAAGTCGTGCCATCAATCGTAAAGCTCATGCCATCGTTAATATATTGGTTGCTTGCTTCTCTGTAATACATGGTTAATTCCCTTTTGCGTTCTGATGTTTAAAGGCTGATTTACTTTCAGGGCTTAATATTGTTGCCGTCCAAGTATTTGTGCCTGATGAGTTATAGCTAGATGATGAGGTGCGCAGCTTGAAGCCATTAGATAGCCTGTCCGCATGGGTTCCCCATGTGACTGCGTTACCATTGATAGTGAGTGTTTCAGGTGTACCGTTGCACCAAACATAACGTCCATCTGCACTAGCGTTGCCTGTGAAGCTTCCTGATTCAATCACATCGGTGCTGGTTAGGTTAGCTGTGCATAGTGCTTTAGCTCCAGCAGAGAACGAATAAGTGGGGAAACGTTGCCCGAAGTTGCACGAGAATGTAGAAGCACCTGCTGTACCGTCACTTAATGCAGGAAAGAATGTACCTGCTGGAATACCAGTAAAAGCCACTCCCTGAGATACGTTGTTTTTCTTAAACTCTAAAGTTCTTGCATCAGCATCAAATATGCAAGTTATAGTGTCACCAGTAGTATAGCTAGCGCCATATGCACTTGATGAGCCATTAATTTTGTTACCATTCCCGACATACCCAAATGAAGTTGAATCTTGCCCTATGTAATTTGTTACATTAGTCAAACTTGAGGCAATTCCAATAACTGCTGAACCAAAACTATCTACATATACTTGCCATTCATGTTTACCACTTTCCATTGGAATGGATGCTTTGACTAATCCTGACGAACTACATACTGCCGTCAAGTTTGCTTTAGATAATGTTGTGTTTGAGCTTTTATCCAACGGATTCAACACCGCATAATTCCCACTAGACTGAACCGCACTGGCACTTCCATTACCTGCTGGAACATCCAACATCCAGCAATCATTAACACCAACACTTCTAGTGAAGTTGGTTAGTGTCCAGTGATTGTTATTACCTGACTTGTCGTAACCTAGCGTTGTGGTGCTAGTGCCGTCTTTGAAGTCTAGGTAGAAGCCGTTAGTGCCATAAGAACCAGTGTAGCGTTTTGCTACCCATTGACCTGTAGCTGTGTTGGTTTCACCGAAGCTAGTTTGATTTATTGCCTGAGTGTCGTTCAATATAAACTCGGCAATGTAACCGTCAAACGGCACTGCTGCGGTGCCAGCCTCTCTACCTATATTTACAGTGGTAAAACTAGCTGAGGTTAATGTTTGGTTTAATGCTGGATTTACCGAAGCCGCAAAAGCAGTGACTCGTTCCCCATTTATAAATATTCTAAATCTATCATCTGCTACTGCGTTAGTGGTGTCTTGGATGCATACAATATGTATCCAAGCCGAAGGGTCACGGAATACTCGATTTGTCAGTTTTCTTGCTTGATAAGCCGTATAATAGGTATAAAAATCTAACTGGTCAGCAGATGAAAACTCAATCCCGAAAGACGTATCTACTCCATTGCTTGCGCCAAAAATCATCTGCCGTGCGCCTAATTTCCCGCGTTTGACCCACATAGAAACAGTGAGGGTTTGCCCACTTAGAGCAGTGCCGAATGTTCTAGTCAAATACTGACTACTAGCCGAGCTAAACCGCAAGCTACGCTCAATTACATAACCACCAGCACTACCACCACCAGACATAAAAAAACTAGGGGTATAAAGACTATAAAGCTTTGATATAAAGTTTCTAATCATCACTTAACCCACATTCGCGTTATGACCGTCATAGATAAGCGTGTTACCAGCGCCACCAATGAAGTTGATAATGTCGTAAGCGCCGTTAGTGGTTGCACCAGCAGTTAACGGCGGCGTGTTGTTTGTGAACTTATACGCAGCATTCCAAGCAAATACACGCGCAGAAGTATCACCAGCTTTTAGCATGAACTTGTACATTGCCTTTTCTGTGATACCTGTAGGTGCACCAAACGTAACGGTGATTGCATTGGTTAGCGTCACCTCACGGATTTGGTCTGCACCATCGAACGTGTAGGTTGATGTAGTTGATACCGCAGCAGTGCCGTTATCAGGCACTTGAGTTGCAGTAAAAGTGTTGGCTACGTTTTTCTTGACGGTGTTAGCGTCAAAGGCTTGAACAGTTGAGCCAATTGCAGTAGCTCTTATAAAGCCCCAATCCACAGCCGCTAGATCACCCTTTTCAATCCATGCGTCGTTAGCTGCATTACGTTGTTTTAACTTGCCGCTTGTTGTATCTGGCCAAAACATAAATGGGAAAGTATCAGCTGGCGCAGTTGCTCCACTGTTTAGGGTTACTATCGCCGAAATCAAGTTATTCAGATCAGCCAGAAAGCTGGCCCCATCCTGATCTGCTATGTTGTAATCATGTTGTGCCATCTAATAACCTTTCGCGTGAAAATCGAATGTGCGCGATATAACTGCACCGGCTGCATTCTTAAAAATAATGGTGAAACCTTCAGTGTCTTTATTGGTGATCTCGTAGTAATCACCTGTTTGCATGTTTTGCGCGGTAATACCCAAGGCAGGCGGCGCAATAAATGGGCGTGAATATGTCACCACATAGCCAGCACCAGATGTGCCGCTTGCAATGTCTTCACCAAACTCATCACGGTCTGGCATGTCCACGGTGACAGCTAGCGATTTAAGTAAGATATTGTGATTAGGGTCCTGCGTAGAAAAGTCCGCTTTAAACTCGTAAGCTCTGGCTGTCCAGTCGCCTACAAAGAACGGCTGCCACTCAGACCAATCAGGCGTAACTAATGGGTCGTCATCTGTTGTACGCACACTTAAAGCAACACCAACGTCATTGATGTTAGTGCCGGCAAATAAATTCCAACCACTAATCAAGCCACGTTTTGAAATAAAGTCGTTAGCATCAAATGCACTTACTTCAAGTGCAGCAGTGAGCCTAGAGGTTTGAACACTCCCCAAATCAACAGATTCATCAAAGTAATACTCACCACTGCTATTGATACCGCCTTCAGCTGACAAATAACCTAACGTACTTAACAAACCCCAATCAGAAATCATGCTGGCAGGCGTGATTTTCAAACCACCGCGCTCAGTGTCATAGACCAGGTTATTTTTAGTACCTAAGAATGCCGGTGACTCAGTGACCGTTTCAGCAACGTTTAATGTAATGAGGTTTGATACATTGCTTTTAATCGCAACAGCATTCACAGAAGCATTACCGCTAGAATCAACCCATTTAGCCAAGTAAGAACCTGAAAGCAACGGCACTGTGGTTGCATTTGAATTACCTGGTATTGATGAGCCAATATCCACCGCAGCAGACCATTCAGGTGTGATTAACTCAGGTGTGTAACGCAAACGAAGATACCCGCCAACCAGCACATCTAAGTCGGTTGAAGATGCCCAAGTGATATGCGCATAACCTGAAAGCGCAATCATTTGCAGAGATTCCACATCGTTAGGCGGTGTGGTCTTACCGTAAATCGTCACGTTCACGATTTGAGCTAATGACCTTCTGCCCAATGCGTTCTGTGCATATAGCGTGAATGTGTAATCACCCTCAGCAAGCGGTTGAATATCCACAGTGGTGTTGCTGGTTGTGATGGTGACTGGGTTTTGTCCAGGCTTAGAATAGATCAACACGTAATTGTTAATCCCAAGCTGACTATCCCATGAAACTGTGGCCTTCACACCAATCACACCAACACCAACTAAATACAACGATTCAGTCACGTTTAAATTAGTCGGCGTTGCAGGCTGGCCAGCATTAACAGCACTGGTTTGCAATGGCTCTAAAACTAAGCCCTGCTCTACTGCAGCATACTTATCAGCACGGTAAGCTAGCGCAACAATCTCAAGCTGGGTTTTATCCACCTCAGCAATAGAAACCACACGCCAAGTTTCAGGCACTAAATCACTAGCAGCCACTACCCACATTGAGTAATTTTGAGGGGCGCTAGTAAATTCACTCTCTACCTCAATCACGGTATGTGACCCAGCTGCATTAGTAATAGCTTTGGTTTCAATCTCACCATTGGCTAAGCAGCATGAAATTTGGTAAGTCTTGCCTGACTCAATAGTAATGGCAGCATCAATCGTCACTTGGCTGGTACTTGCAGCAACCAAACGGCCACCCATGCGCTTACCTGCACGCACTGGATCAGTGGTCTGAATCAAACTACCTGATTGAATAAAGACAGAATCTAAGCCAGCTTTAAACGATACCGTTTCAACCTCTTCCTGCTCGGTAGTGAGTAGCATCTTACCCAAGCGGTGCGCTTGCCCACGTGAGGTGCAGCCAGCTGCCACAATATCGGTTTGCACTACACCAAAGCGAGAGATTGCATCGTTGTCAGACACATACTCAATTTTTGGTAAATAGTTATCTAGTGGGTCAATCCATGTCACCAACACAACGGTGTGGCGCACCTTTACACTTGAACCTGAATAATTGAATACACCATCCACCACGTTGGCAGGACTGAAAATCTGCGATACATCCTGTGGCGCATCCTGAGAAACATACACAGAGCCTGATGACCAATAAACCATGGCCCTAAAGATAGAGGCAATGTTAGTAAGTACCTGGTACGCTTGCTCACGTGTTTGCAAATATAGGTTGCAGGTAAAGCGAGGCTCAGAGCCACCGTAGCCATCATCGACCAACTCATCACAATATTTACCAATGGCGTACAAGCCCCATTTATCAATCATGTCTTCGCCGATTAAATCACCGAGGCCATAACGATTATTGGTAACGATATCGTAAAAAATCCACGCAGGGTTATCTGTCCAGGCAACCACAAACGTACCATCCCAAGTGCCGGTGTATTCACGGGTCAATGGATTGTAGTTAGATGGCAGCTTAACTTTAATGCCTTTAATCTCATACCGTCGCACTGGAATGCTATTGAACTGGCTAGAGTCAATCTGCAAGGCCACTAGCGCAGTGTTTGGGTAAGTTAATTTGGCGTCAATAATCTCAGTGTAGCTATCCCACATCGTATTGTTCTGCAACGCAATCGAAGTGCTATCTGCTGTGATTCTACGTACACGAACATCCCACTCATCACCATCGGGCAATGGCACGTAATAAGCACGCTGGTATTTAGAGGTTGTTTTACCTGATATTACGTCTGTGTAAGCAGGTGCATACAGCTCAGCGTAACCAATAGAAACAGATCCACCGTATTGAATGCCTGATTCAACGTATGGGCCAAAGGTATTGTAGGTATAAGCAATAATACTTCCGCCAGTTTTAAGCACTCTAAATTCATATAAACCACTTGCCAACGTAAGCGAGAAGGTTTGTGATCCAGTTGGAGAGGTAAATGAGCCAGGACTGTAATTACCGAAAACAACTTCTGCCGATCCATTCCCTGAAAATGAATAGCCTGTGTAGGTAATCCAATCAACAGCGCCAACTGCTCTATATTGGAGCACTAAAGATAAAGTTTGATTTCCACCAATGAGCTGACCAACCCAATTAACGGCAATGTTAAATTTATCAGATTCAACGGTATTACTTATAAATTCAGCGCCATAAGTAAAACTACCAGACTGGAATATTTTGCGTAATGGCTGTGGCACAAAACCACCACCATCAGTTTGCACATCGATCGCCACTTCAACCGTAGTGCCATTAATATCGCCGTTAGTTGTATCTTGGCGGCTTAATTGCGGCACAGACAGCGTGACGCGCACAGCCGTATTGTTAGAATTGGTAATCGAGCGAACAACACTTGAAGCCTGCTTAATCTGCACACCCACTGGCCCCTCAGCTTCAGCTGCAGAAAAGCCTGGTATATATTCCTGAGACTGAGTGCCATTGCGTGTTGATACCGTCACACCAGTAAAGTTGAATGTACCATCAGCGTTTTGTAGTGGCGTATCATCTAGGTAGATTGATTTTAATCCATCCACCAAGCCTTCGATTTCACCTTCACTGATTACATCAATGATATTGGCGTACTGAGTAGATTTAAGCGAATCAGGCGCTTCAACAGCAACGCGACCACTGCCACCACCACCGCCTTTACCACCACCGCCACCATGTCCTTTAATAATTTCAGTCATAGTTGCGCCACGCTAAATCCAACAGAAACCACTTGAGAGCCAACGCCCATCTTGCCATAGCAAACAGGCACAGGATTACCTTGGCCAGTGACATTCACCGCCCCTGAAAATGAAGTGTTAGGAATATTTTCTGCACGCTCACCAGCGTTCTTTTGTGCCTTTGGCGGTGCAAACAACATTTGAGAAACGCCACCAAGCAATAAAGAAAAGCCAATCCCTGAAGCAATGCCAGACAAGCTAAATGAGAACGAGCTCATAGTGCTTAAGTAAGTAGTACCAGGTAAGTAGAAAGATGCACCAATCAAGGCAGCACCTAGCAAAGCCTTACCTAAACCGCCACTACCAGACACAATTGGCACGATCTTGATTGTCTTGGATGTACCAACGTGCAATTTGTCTTGGCTTGATCGGTTATCACCACCAGCCAATACTTTGTAGTAAGCCTGCCCATCCTGAATAATGGCATCTTTAAAATCTGCATAATTGGCACAGAAAGCACGAATCACCTCAGCTGGTGTTCTTGCATTGAGCTGATGCACTCTGCCGTATCTGTCGGCTAAAAACCCGTAAAGAATCACAGTTAACATAGGGATTGATGCCTCAATATTTTTGAAGTGATTTTTCTCCAATAGCCGCCATAAACATCACGGCTTGAGGCCTTGCCAAACACATGGTGCAAAATCACGTTATCAGCCACATACACAGCGCAATGGTTAGGCACTTGGCTAGCCACTTGCATCAAGATAATGTCGTGCAGCTGAGGGCTATCCACCTCCACAAAGCCAGCAGCTTGATAGTTGTCTAGATAAAGGTTATCGCCTTTATTCCACCACTCCACATCACGTGGATAATCAATCATTTCAATACCAAGCTCGCGCTTGTAGTAATCACGCCAGATGGCATAGCAATCAGTAATGCCATGCACAAAATGACGGCCCACATAAGGTGCAACATAGCCACTAGGCTCTGTATATGTCCAAGTATGTAACGGGTAATTCATAATCAAATATGGCAGCTGATGACGCTCAATCTCAATCAAATCAGCTTGGCTAGGTGCAGGGTTAACATTGATATGAGAATGCACCACGCAAACAACCTTGTACTTGTCGCAAGCATCTGCATACTCAGCAGGATCAATCGCAAAATCACTATCACGAGGCGCAACGTTGGTGCATGGCAAGTACATTTGCTTACGGCGATGACTTACCACCAATCCACAAACTTCACGCCTTGGTGAGCTTGCCACGTGTGCTTTTACTGCTTCTAAAATATGGTCTGCAATCGTCATGGTTATCTAATCAACTTAATCGCAGGGAAACCGCCATAAGGCAGTTGATTGTTACCAAAACGCAAACGGCATGAGCGCAATCTTTTACCGCAATCATCAAGCGACAAATCAGCAGTAGGGTTATCGCTTTTATCAGCCACAGCACCACCAGCATAACTACACTCAGCTGATCGATAAGCCCAGGTGCAAACGTTTTGAATACATTGGCGGCGTGGCAACATAACGCCTTCAAGATCTAAAGCACTGGCAAGTTCCCACTCCACCATTACTTTATTTTCATTGGCTTTACGGTCGATGAAATAAACCTCTTCATCTAAGGCAGCATTAGGATCTGCACTAGGGTTTACACCACCCTCAAAGTTGACCGCATCAAGGTATTTTAAGAAAGTGCGACGGCGTATAAATTTAACGCGTACCAGATCATCATTCTCACGAGACAATCCACCAATCAAACCATCCACGTTAGCAACACGTAACGTTGGCCTAGCCTGCTTACCATTACCATTGCGCTCAAAACCTTCAGCATCAATCGGTAGCCTGGTGTAAGTAATGCCATTAAACACAACATCACCTAAAAGAACATTCACACCGTTATGAAAATAATAATGTTCATCAATGCCAATGGTATTGAGGTCAAGCTCGAGTAGCTCGATCAAGTTACCGCCTTCAGCTTTTTGAATGTCTGAAGTAATCATTCAAACACCCTTCTAAATTTTGTGGTGATACTAGAGGCATTCGCTGAAATGACCGGTTCCGACCAATCATCACAAACAACTCTAATTTCAGAAAAACCAAATGGCGTCCAAGTGAAAGACGTCACACCAGCCTTTAAAGTTAAGAATGCATCAATTGCTTGAATCTCAGCTAAAGTACCTTTAAAAGTTAAATTCCAATCAGTCTTAATGGTGTTAATACCATCACCGACGCGCTGCTCGTAGCCATCCCCAAATGAGACAGTAAGCACCCTTGGTTTTTTATTGATGACAGGGTTTGATGTTGGTAGCCAAGTAAATTCACTCATGCCAACAGCCCGCCTTGCCTTTTTTCACTAATCAATACAGAACGCACAGCACCAGCTATCTGCCTGCCTAGATCATTGCCTTTTTCGTTATTACCTTGCACATTGCTGCCTTTAGCATCAACGCTCACACTGACGCTTATTTGGTTGCTACTTCCACCAAATCCATTTGGGATAATCGTTCCTGGTGCATCTGGAATGAACAACTCTGGGCCACGCTCACCAACCACAGAAATTTTATTTAATGGAGGACGGCCACCATCAGCAAAAAATCCCCCAAAGAAATCTTTAGCCACACCACCAATACCGCTACCAATGCCGCTAAACGCCTCTGATAAAGGCTCTGTTACTAATTTACGCGTAGCAATTCTTATCAGGTCTTTTTCTATACCCAACAATACATCGCCTAAACTTTTATAATTAACGATGGCATCTTCAGCAGCTGAACTAAAAATAAAGCCAAGCTCACGACCAGAGTCGCTAGTTTTATTTACTTTTGTTTTAAGCGTTTCTACTTCTTGATAGGTTTCACGCAGCGCCTCAATCTCTTCAGCACTTAATCCTAAACCCTGCTCTGCTAAATCATTTAATGTTCTTTGTAGTGAAATCTCTACATTTCTCGCTGCAATTTTTTCCTGCTGAGCTTGCTGTGATAGTCCTTGAATTGAAAGCTGGAATTGAAGCTCTTCGGTTTCTTGATTAATGGTAGCCAGCATTTTTTCATAAGCATCAATAGCTAGTTGTTGTTGCTGCTGAGCCTTAGCCTCTATATCAAACTGCTCGTTCTGTAACTCAATCTCAGTTTCAATCGCGCGGATATCACCTTCGTTAAAAAGCTTTTCATCTTCAATCAACTGTAATTTCTGATCAGCCCTAGCTTTTTCCAACTCCATCAACGAAGCTGTTTCTTGCTGAAGGTTAAGCAACTGGACAATTGCCTCATCGCCAATACCCTGCTGCTTCAATCTAGCAATCGTTTTTGCATCCTCAAGAGGAACGCCTTGCGCTATCAACCGATTTTCTTGTTGGATGAGCGCGATCTGATCTTGCAAGGTTTGGATTGGAGATTTTGACGTTGATGCAGGGTCAAGTACTTCGGTTGCTGCTTCAGTCGCATTGCCACTTGTATTCTTTTTAGGATTGTCTTTTAAATAACGCGCTTCTAATTCAGCGGTAATTTCAGTCAACTCTTTTCTAAAACCAATAATATTCATACGCATGTTTTTGCGTATGACAGCATTTGCACCTTCTGACTCTGCTTTTGATAAAGCCTGCTCTCTCTCAGAAATAACAGTGAGTAATTGAAGTTGTCTACTTTCTAAGTTAGCTTGTTCAGTGCCTACAGCAGCTATTTTTACTGTATTACCAATAGCAGCTAATGTAGCGACAAACAAACCAGCTTTTTTATTGTTTTCTATAAAATTATCTGTAATCTCATTGAGAGATGGCAGCAACTTACTTGCAATTTCAACACTTGTATTGCCTGCTTTAGCTTTAAGCAAATCTAACTTGTCGTTAAACTCTCCTGCTTTCTTAGTGTTTTCATCTGTAACACCTGATAACTCGCGCCCAGCCTTAATTTGCTCACGTAAAGCATCACCACCCTGAAGCAATGAAGGTAGTAATTCCTCGTAGCTTTTACCAAGGAACTTATTGGCCAATGCATTACGTGTTTGTACATCTTCAATACTGGATATCACGTCTGCAAGCTGAATATAGGCTTCTAATGGGTCTTTAGCTGTAATGCCTAGTTTTTTAGCGGCCTCGCCATTCTGTGCAAGAAATACTGATAGCTTATTAACACCCTTACCTAATGACTCTAAAGAAGTATCTGAAAGCAAAGCAACTTGACGAAGCCCAGCTAAATTTGATGCAGCAACACCAGTGCGATCACTTAGGTCGCCTAGCATGTCTAAGGTATCAATACCGCTTTTAGTGAATGATGTAAATGTTGCCGCTCCTAGCAATGGGGCTAATCTACCAATGACGCTGTTTAAAGTAACAGCTGCACCCTCAACCTTACCTAAACCAGTTTGAACACTGTTAAACGCAGCCTTGGTACTATCAACGGCACTGATGATTATTTTTGATTCTTCAGCCATTGCCTAAAACCTCTAAAGCGGCGTGTTGCATACAAATGATGTTGGATAACATTTCTTTTTGATTTGAAACCTCCATCATCTTCATTACCGCTCCTAATGCTAATTTATCAATTGATTTGTACTGACCTTGCGGGGTAATTTTCCAATCGTCGCTACAGGCACAAAAAACCTGCAAAGCCTCTAGGTTCATTTCCCACAACTCAAAGTAATCTTGAGTCTGACTATCTGCCACCAAGCCAAATGCTTTTAAAGCATCTACCTGATCTTGATTTTCATCTTGGCCGCCATTTGCCCACCATCGGGCGGCGGCCTCTAGTTTTTTCTTCGAGCACCCAATATTTCACGTAAGAAAGCGTTGGCAATATCTTGCCCAGCAGTGTGATAGCCAACCATTAGTTGATTAAGATTTTCAGGTGTATAAATCGCTTGCGAACCGTCCTCAAGCAGCACATCCTTCCAACCTTCAATCACCTCTTTCAATGCCTCTTCAACGGGTTTACTGCCGTGTTTTTTCTGCCACTCAGCCAACTGCTCTTTATCAAGATACTTAAAAGTAACTTTGATTTTGCCAGGCTCAGCGCCAGCAACATGCAATTCAACATCAGTTGTAAAGGTAGGGTTTGGAGTAATCTTGAACATAACTACAAGCTCACAATTCTTAATTCATCATTACCTGATGCTGGCAAGCATCTAATGTCATAACCAATCAAGCGCTTTCCGTTAATTTCTTGTTTACTTGGGTTAATCATTTGGAAAGATGGCGCATGTAATAAAACCTTATATCCATCAGCAGTACCGTGAATCAAACTTAAGGTTTCAAGCGTATTAGCTTTTACTGCTGCCATAAATGAAACTTCTTGCGCCGCTGTGAGATCTAGCTGCAATGAGCCAGTAATATCACGCTGCGTTAAATCAACCGTTTCACCGCCAAGTAGCGGCGTAAAGTTCACCGCATTAGCTACGTTTAAACTTAACCCACGTGAAGGCCATGCAGTGCCGCCCGTAATAGCACCAGCCGAATAAGTACCACCAAACAGCAAATCACCAGAATTTGAATTAGTAATCACATCAGGCTGCTTCCAGGCACTTAACGTAGTGCTAGGGTTGCTAACGGCAGAAACACCACCATCCAATAAGATAAATTTAAATTTCAATACAGGACGTTCACCGACACCAGCTGCTATCTCTACGCTGCCTCTACCGCCAAAACCTTTATGCAATACACCATCGTCATACCAATAAACTGTTGCACTCTCTAATGAATCAGTCACTGGCGTATAGTCAACACGCTCATCAGCAGTAACAACTTCACCAAATCCACAAGCCCGCAATGCTGCACCCCACTTTGGAGCAACACCAAGCGCGCCAGAACCTTGAAGCTCTACATCAAAACCCATCTCAACGTAACTGGTACCGACCAACTCTTCACTGCTCCCTAAATATGCACGGATTAAATCTCGCGGCACATTTTGAGCATTAAGTGGGTTAATACTTAAGTTAGAAACGAGTTGAGCGTTATCGGCACCTGTAGGAACTGGGTCAACGCCATAAGTAGTTTCAAGTTTAAGTAAAATTGCAGTTTTACGAATCAGACGGTTTGCCATGTTTATTCCTTCGGAATGTCAGTACCAGCTGCATCATTAGCTGGGTTTGTTTTTTGTAGATCAGCTTGGTTTACTGCCAAGCTACCATCCTTGTTACGCACATAAGAACCACCACCTTGCGGGTTTTGTTCTAACACTTCCGTGCTATTAATTGCTTTATTAGTTGCCATAACTCTCTCTAGCTATCCATTGTTGTTTCTGATGTTCTGTAATTAACCGAGTATGTTTTTTCAATCACTGCCAAACGTTTTCCATTAGCAGCGTTTTGGCGAATGGTGCCAAGCTCATTAATATCAAAACAAAGTCCACCCAAGGTTGCATCTGCAAACAACTTTGCGTGGGCCTCTACCATGACTGCATCTACATCACTCACTGCTGTAGGACCTGTTGCCATGAATGTTAGGGTTACTTCTACGTCTCTATCTTTAAATCCAATTACCAAAAGGTTGGGTGGCGGCTCATCACCAAGCTCAATATTGATTGCGGTACCGCTATTTAAGTCCGCAGGCGAAATAGGATCTGTGCGAACATCCTCAGCAGCTACAGTAGACATTGGCGGATCTGTCAAAATATCCTGTATAGCCAGAATAATTTGCATGCCTATACTTGCCACTACACTTCCTCCAAAATCACTAATGCCATTCCTGTACCATCAAGCTCAACACTTGAGACTTTGTAGTCTCCCCCTTTAATGACAAGAGGCGTATTACGAGTTGCAACACCTAAATTAGTCTCGCTAATATGCAAAACAGGTCTAGAACCTTCAACATCAAATGTTGTTTGATAGTTTTTATCGAATAAAGCACTAACAGGTGGATTACCGAGAATTGAGATCGATACAAAGCCAGGTGTATCTTGGTTAATGAAATCGTCAAAATCCTCGGTAAATGCCATCCTTACTCGTTACCTTTTTCAGCAGATTTTTCAGCAGCTTCTTTTTCTGCCTGAGCTTTAGCCTCTTCCGCTGCTGTAATAGCCGCTTGGTCTGCCTCTGCCTTGGCCTTAGCTTCTGCTACCGCTTTTTCAGCAGCTTCTTTTTCTGCCTGAGCTTTAGCCTCTTCCGATGCCTTATGGGCTGCAGCTTCTTTTTCTGCATCTTTTTCAGAAAGCAATAAGCTAGATTGATATTTATCTAACTGGCCATCAAAACCGAAAGTCTCACCTTGTTTAAATGTCACGGGGTGAGCTACTAAATATTGGCCCTTCTTGCTTTTTGCCAGCAAGTGACCACGGTCTTTAGCCTGTGCTTCTGACAAAGTCAGCAGGCCACCGCTAATCACCACTGATTTTCCAATCACTGTATATTTCATGGTGGCGCCCCTTAGATCAATGTCACTTGAACAGAACCCTGCCAGCGGCCATAGCCAACATTGCGCCATGCATCGATACCAACTTGAATAGCATCGTTATCGAATGCAAATTCTGAAGTTTCATCTTTAACCTTCACGCTTGGCTCAGTCTCTTCTTGACGAATAAATGGACGTACAGAGCCATCGATACGATCAATTGTGAATTTATCTGTCCAACCAGCGCTTGTTAATCGTGGATTAACTGCCAGCTGAATATCCCAATCTTCAATTGCCATACTAGATGGGCCAGCCACACGAGCTAAAGACAAGCCAGCACGGAATGCTTCAGACAAACCAACTGGCACCATTACCAAGAAAGATTTTGCTGTTTCATTAATAGGCTCACCTTGGTCATCTACAAATGACAACATTTGCGAAATACCTTTAAGCACAGCTTGCTGAGCCTCTTCAGGACTAGGTGCAGATACCGTGCCATGTACTTGTGCTGGTAAACCAGAAATATCAACATCAATCTTGTTAGATTGAGAACCACTTTCACCTTCGCTATGGTCAGTGTCGTAAAAGTATTGACCGTCATAGCACAATTGGCTTGCGCCATTCACTTTTAAGCTTGATAACAATGAAGCCCAGTGTGTTTCACCACGCTCAGCAAGCTCATTAACACGCACTTGAATCTGGCCAGTTTTATCACGGCGCATGTCTTTTAGTTTGATTTCAAGTGTTGCTTCATAATGCTTGTTTTGAATGGTGATGCCATTCTCTACAAAACCCTTAGCATGACGACCACCAACCCATTCACGCAGTTTTGGTGTGTTACTTAAGAACGCATACTCTTCTGATGACTGGTCTGATTTAAAGTAGTTAGATACTTTATCTAACCACATAGCGCCAGATACAGTTTCCAATGCTTGGAAATACATGCCCACAACGGCGCGTGATGTAATTTTATCCATGGTTTACCCCTTATTTAATCAAAGCAGCGAGTTGATTGAACTTCACAGTCAGCTCTTTGAAATTGTTGTTTAAAGTTGCTTGGTTGAATGCAGCACCTACATCACCGACAGTGCCGTCTGCTGTGCCTGTCGTGCTATCGGTCAAAGCTGTTACCAAACCAACACCACCGCGACCAGCATCAAACTGCACAATACCAATACCACTTGATACAAAACGCACCACACGACCAATAGCTGAGTTGCTTGTTGCAGTTAAAGTGAATGTATTATCATCAGACGCATAAACAGGCTTACCAACATCTGTAATTGCCAAGCTGCCAATCGCTAACTGAATGCGGCCACTAGAACGTAAATTAACGCTAATAGCACCTGCAGCACCTGCAGAGTTATCTGCTTTATCTGTTGCAAACCCAAGAAACGCATCACCAGCCACCAAAGGGCGGGCATAACCAGAAGCGTTATCACCGACAGCTGCCCCGCCATAAATAATGTCTGCTGCTACAACGCCTACATCATTACGGTCACCAATTTCGTAAGAACGCAACTGATCTTGAGCTAATGTGGTCATACCAACGCCAGCTAAAAGCGGTAGCCCTTGAGCAATATGTGAAACGTCATAAACGCCTGCGTAAGCACCAATACTGAATACCGCTGCTACCAGACCAATTAAAAGAATTGTTGATTTTTTCATGATAGATACCTTTATTTAGATTGACCGGCTACTCTCACACTGCCAGCTGCATGAGCTTTTGCGTATGAAAGATAAGTTGCAAAACTGTTGCCGAATTCAGCGCGCAGGCTTGAATCTTTATCCCAAGTAGCTTGCGCTTTATCTTCAACAGACATATTTGCATCAGCTTGAGATTCAGCCTCAAGTGTAGCTGCGTCATCAGGTGCAGATGCAAAAGCAACTGCAGCTGGTGTGCCTGTTACTAAGTTTGCAGCAAACTGGTTTTGTAAAGCACGCTCTGCATTTACAACCTGCACAGCAGCTTCAGGACCAGTGGTTTTGCCATCAAATTTAAGTGAAGTGATTAAAGATTCGTGTCCGCGCATAGATTGCGCCTCAACAGATTTAATACGATTTAGCTCTGCAGATGCTCCGGCGTCGAAGCCGGCACTGCGGCCTTCTTCTACCAGAGCAGCACACAAGTCTGGATGCGCAGCGCGCAATTCTTCCAGTGTCATGGTTGTTACTCCTTTGGTTGAAATATGGGGTGCTGCCTTGTCTTGCTGCATGCCAGGCAACGTGGCATTTTCTTTAGCCGCTGTACTTACATTGGCTGGAATAGAATGAACGCGAGTACTACGTTTTTGCGATAACTCTGCAATTAGTTTGTCGGTAGTTGACACACGATCAGCCAAGCCCATTGATACGGCTTTTTGACCACGGTATGTATTGGCTTGTGTGTTGATGATGGCCTCTACTGAAAGCCCACGCTGCACTGAAACTGCTTGCACAAACATCTCGTAAAGGGTATTAATTTCGTCTTGGAAATCAGCGCGAACAGACTCAGGTAAAGGCGCGAATGGGTTACCATCCACTTTATGATCACCGGCAAATATATGAGTGACTTGAACGCCTTCATTTGCCATCGCACGTGAAACATCAATATGACGCATCACTACACCAATGGAGCCAGCGTATCCAGTATTTGTAATGACTAATTCATCAGCGGCACTACCACCTAAGTAAGCAGCTGAAGCGGCAATACTATCCGCAATAGAAATCATGGGCTTTTTACCCAACAATGCTTGCATACGTTCTGCATGTTCAAACGCGCCGTTGACTTCACCGCCTGGGCTATCGTAAACGCGCAATACAGCATGAACATCGCTGTTATCCATGGCACTTTCAATTTGTCTGGTAATGTCGTTATAACCAAGCAAAAATGTGGAGTCAGCTTCCATACGACTACGGTGCACTGTTGCACCTGAAATATTGATAACTGCCACACCATCCACCACTTGGAAACCGCGCTCATAATCTTGGCGATTCATTTTTTTAGTGGAAAATAATTCTGGTGCAAGCATTTCATATCCAGCTGAATCGCCAGTATGAGAATTAGCAGCAAATAAACGTGGGCTGATACCAGCAATAATTGCATCCAGCTTTTGCGGATGAATCATCAGCGGTGCATTGAAAAGCCTTGCAGTAATATGTGGATATCGCATAGGTTTAACATTACAGAGTGTGACGTCTCATTTTTAGGGGAAAATGAGACGTGATTTATTCATCATCGTCTTCATTTTTTTTCTTATCTAAATCTAAGTCTTCATCTAAGTCTTCAATCTTTACTGGAATACCGCCTTGTGATGGCAAAACAGTCAAGCCGTCAGCATCGCGCATGCGTTTTTCTTTGGCTAATTGCTTATGTTTGGTTTCATAAGGCACACCATCATGCAGAATGCTTTCTGTCTCGCGTGTTGATATACCTAGCTCCACTCGCTCTTTTGCAGCAGAAACCTCTTTGGCTGGGTCAATGCTGCCAGGACCATCTCCAATCCAGATTGATTTACTCCATGCTGCACGAGTAAGCTTGTCTGCAAAGAAGCCTGGTGCTTTGATGTAGCCTTTTGCTACAGCTTCCTCTAGCCACAACTCATATACAGGCTGACAAAAGTCAGAGGCCATCCAATCACGCCAACGACGGTAAGTTTTCCAAGCGGCAAGTAATGCAGCACGCGCAGCTGAATAGCTTGATTGAAAATGCATGATCAGCACTTCAAAGGGGATTTCCAGTTGCATCCCGATTTGGCGCAAAATCGATTGAAAGAATTGGTCAAACTCAGGGTTTGGTCTGCCAGGATTTGGCGAAACAGGCTCTTCACCTGGCAATAAATTAATTACTCGACCATTATCATCAAGACTCCCGTCCCAATTCGATGCTTGTTTTGCATAATTTTGGCGCCCAGTGTCGTCAAAAATATCCATAAACGCTTCGTGATCCATTCGCACAAACATAGCAAACATACCGTTCACTACAGCCGCTTGAAGCTCTGCATCTGTGAAACGTCCTAGCTGCTTCAATGGTTCAATAATTGGGGCGAATTCAGGCACGCCACGCACCTGTTCAGGACGCAATTGCTTGAAGAGATGAATTACATTTTTACGGCCATTTTCACCGTATGCCTGTACGGGGATCCACTCATTACCAGCTTGACGTAAACTACCAGGGTGAATCTTGCTAAAGTGGTATCTAATAGGCGCACCATCACCATCCATCTCAATACCATCAACCATTGTGTTGGTATTTTGTTTTCGATTAGGATTACTGCAACGGTCTGCTTCAATGGTTTGTAATGTCAGGTCGTATCTGTTTCCACGTGGTTTTATAAGATTAATAGAAAATACATCGCCGGACTCCATGCGAGAACGGAATACCAGATCTTGAATTTGGTAAAAGTTTAACTGTCTGCGTAGATCACAGTCTTTACTATTAGCCCATAGAGAATACTCACGCAGAGTGTTTTCTGCCCACTCATCTGCTTGCTGTTCGGTAATTCCTAAGAATTTTGCATCTGGTTTCGGGGAGAGTGAAAGGCCTGTACCTATCACATTCGTAGTCATCTGCCCTACAGCACCACCAGCAATAGGATTGTTACGCACCAAATCGCGACTACGTGCGCGATTCATGACTAAGTCTGGGCTAATATCAGCCTCAGCAGATCCTGCAAAAGAATTCCAGTTTGATGTTGCAGCATTATCACGTTTTGCGCCTTTATAACCAATTCCACTAGATCCCCCTACAGCCAACGCCATCACTGAGCGCGCCTGCATATTTCTTAGTGCAACTTTAGGTGCAAAGTAGCCAATTGCTTTATCAACCAAGTTCGGTTTAATTTCTAACGGTTTACGGGTTGGTGTAGTTTTTGCCATAATGATTTACCTTGGGCGAGCAACGAATGTACGACGGCCACCATATGCTTTAGCAGCCAGCTCTTTTACGCGGGCATCCCAAGTCTCAATGCCATCACGCACTTCTTTTAGATTTGCGCGGTTTAAGCGGCGCCCTTGAAATTCGTAAGATTGATTAGCAAGAATCTTAGATTCTGCTTCTAGATATTCATTAAGCTTGGTTTCTGCTTGTTCGAGTGTAATGCCGGCCATTCGGAATCTCCGATTAATAGTGCCAAGCTTATTGGTATTACCGTCTCATTTTTAGGGGAATTTGAGACGAAAAAAAAGGCCACTTTCGCAGCCTTATTAAATTTGTATTTTTAACCTTAGTTACAACTCATTAAATTAACAGTTCATCGCTTTACTCCTAAAAGTTTGGATTAAATTACTGGTTAATAAAATTGTATTATCTGCCTAGCACTGTCTCAATTTCAGGGGAAAATGAGACGATATCAATCACCTTTTTTCATATGCCTAAATATCGTTGCTCTACCTACACCAGTCTCTTTTCTTATCTCACTAAACGGTTTTCCACCCAAGTACTCAGTCACAGCTTTTTTAACTTGGGCTTTATTGATTTTCTTCTTGGCGATATACGCATCCTCTCCACCCCAATGCTTACGCGTTGTTGTTTCAATTATCTCTAGTTTTTCCTGAATTTGTTCTTTATTCAGCTCTGGAATAGCGTCGCGAAACTGCTGCATCATAAAATCTACTATGTCTTCAGCCACTATCGCGCCCCTCCACGATTAAAACCAGAAAGCTGCAGCTTGCCACCAATGTTGGTTGATACGTCAACCACATCCGGTTGCGGTTGTTGCACTTCTGTTGCATCAGTATCTGCAACATTTTGTGGCTCTATCATTGCTTCGCGTCTTTCCCAGTCGGATTTTTTCCATTTATGCAGGTAGACTTCAGGATGATGACTAGCTGCAATAGATAGCACCCAAGTATCAAGTTGCTCGTTACGCTTACCTTTTTTAAGCTCCCATCTGTTTTTTCTGGGGTTGTAAGTTTCAGACACCAAACCATCGTAGTAAGAGTCATCCAGTCCTGTACTAAAATGCACAAGACGCTCCCCTGGGTCTTTCTCGTTATCCCCATTTAAACGGTTATAGAGCAAATGTTTTGCTGTATCTGAACCAATAACATACAGCGCCACCCCTTTTTTAATGGTTTGGCCTCGCCAGTTAACATCTTGCAAACTTGGCTTTCCTAAAATAGCGCGGCCATAAGTACTTGCACCCTTACATGCTATAACGCGTGAAACGCCAAAATCTGCTGCAGCACGCCTAGAAAATCCATAAACCATATGCGTATGGTGACCGCCTGTATCGACAGCTGTTGCTTCAATTCTCAAACTCTTACCGAAATGATTCACAAACACAGCATCCTTCAAATACTTACCTAAAGAATCCCAAACATCGTCATCACCTGGATTGCCGTAGATAACATGGTAATCAACAGGCCAAGTGCGACCACCACGTCCATGACCAGTGATTTGAATCTCTAATCGATCATCTTGCGTGTCCACCCCGCAAGTAAGAACTAAACAGCCAATTGGTATCGTACGTAAGGCGTAAGGCTCTGCACGGGCAGATAATGCATTTGGCTTAATATCATGGCTACGGTCCGCATATGTTTCACCAAGGCGAGTGTTAATGAACACCATTAGGTCTTTAGGATCGTCCTGAGCATCAATCCACTCATAAACCAACTGGGTCCAAGATTTACCAAGACCAATTGGAGAGTACAAAGCATTGATGTGATAACTTTTATATAAATGATCAGGCGCCATGGCAACCCAGCGTGCCTCACCGCCATGCCCTTTTTCCGGCAACATGATGGCTTTGTGATATTCCTCAATCACACATCCATTGTGTTCGCAGGCGTAGTAAACAGACGCAATCTTTCTCGGATTTTTTACATCCTTTGTCCAGCGTAGGTTATGCCATTTCAGATACTGCATCTCTCCACAATGCGGGCATGGCACGTGGTAACGGCGCTGGTCACCTTTTTCAAACGCATCTTCAATATGGCTAGCATCTTTAACAGTGGGGCTACTAACAATAAACATTTTTGAATCACCAAAAGCTGTTAACCGAATATCTAGCAATTTTAGTGGGTCACCTTGGTCAGTACTCCAAGCCCATTCATCCACTTCATCAGCCAAGGCATAACGCAAGCTAGTAGACTTTAACTCTGAGGTAGAGCCGGCCGTTTTAAAATACAAAATACCGCCAAGAAATTTCTTACGCTGTGCGTTATTGTCAGATGACTTATTGCTCTTTTTAGAAAGCGCCTCTGCTACTGCAGGTGTGTCATTTGCCATCGGGTCAAATTTTTGAGAAACCCAATCATTCAGGCTGCGCTCAGTAGGCATTACAATCGCTGCTGGTCCTTTGGCATGATCCATGATGTAACCAACCCAATTACTGCCTGCCTCAGTGCCACCTACTTGACTTGATTTCATGAACACCACTTTTTCATCAGCAGAGTCCTCAGAAAGTGAATCCATAGGCTCGCGTAAAAACGGGGTGCGCGATGTTTTCCATTCGCCAGGCTCAGCAGAACCCTCACCAGATAATATTCTGTGCTTATCAGCCCACTCACTAACGGTTAAAAACTCTTTAGGCCTTACTGCTTTACGAGCAGCTTCATAAGTCAGAAGAAATGCATCAAATGGCAAACTCATGCTTGCTCCTGAGCAGATTGATTCAATTTGTCATTGCAGCCTTTTTCTAACTGCGTAAGTACTTGATGGACGGCTTGCTTGAGGGTGATACGAATGTCGTTGATATCTTTTCCTACCAACTCAGCACTAATGCGGTGGGGCATGTTTTCTAAGTTTTGGCGAAATGTAGTGACCATATCGCCAATTGCATCCTTCATAGCATCGCGCGCTACTAACTTTCCTATACGTTCCTGATAGTCCAGCTCAGCCTGCAGCGCTTTGAATTGCTGCTCTTTTGCGCGAGATTGTGAAAAGCTATCGCGGCTCGGGTCTTTTGGCTCTTTTTCTTTTTTTGATTTGCCAGTAGTCGAATGAGCACCAATTTCATTTACTTTACTATCGCTACCGCGCTCATTTGCATGGCGAGCTTTCACATCATCTCGGTTAGGGTCTTCAGTTTCAGCAATCTTGATCTTACTTGCCTCAACATCCACCTTGCCATCCTCAGAAAAAACTAAACGTCCTGCCTGCTTTAGTTGGCTAACATAACCCTTAGTCCAGCCCATCAGTTCAGCAAACTCTGTTTGATTTGCTTTAACCATTTGTAACCTCACTTTTAATCATTGGCTGGTGATATTCACAATCGGTATCTGCCAGTGCATAGAAACTATAAAATTCATTAATGCCTTCGTTGCGTGTTAAATAACGGTTACAACTTTCTTTGTATGCGCAGCGGATGCCTTCACATTTTTCATGAGCAGATGCAGCATAAACTTCTAATTTACTTTCTCCTGTAGCCACTTCCAGCCCCTCCAGTTTTATAACGCTCATTATTTTTTAACCGTTCTTTTTCCATCTTGATTAATTGGTCTTCATCAATCCAATTCTTAGATTGTTTATAAACCTGACCATCTGGACCAGTTACCCTGATTGCCAACTGATCCAAGCCAAAGGCTTCAATCATTTCTTTAGTAAATTCATTAATACTTTTTTCTTTAAAATTAGTCATAAATAGACATGTGCAAGGGTGTGCAATGGTCTGTGCAAGGGTGAATATATCGAAACACCGCATAAAATAAGGCGTGTGCAGGGTGTGCAGGGTGTGCAGGGGTCGCCCGTGTGCGCACAGGTGCACATTGTTTAAATAAATATTTATTTATTTTCTCGCGCATACGTGTGATAAAAACCCTTGCACACCCTGCACACGCCAATAATGACGGTGCTTTAACCATGCACAGACCATTGAACATACCCTTGCACAACCCTGCACAATTACGCATGATCACCCCCACTACGAGCAGAGTTATCATCTAAATCTTTACGAAACTCCATGTAGCAATCCGTTAGCCACTTTGCTGGCTGCAATTCACCCATCTGGAATTTTTCATTAATTAAATCTACTGGCGGTGCGATCATGCTCATTTGAACTTGATCACCTTCGTAATGACATGATTTATAAACGCGCGGACGACCTTTTTTCCATCCACGGGTTTTAGAAACTGTACTGATAAATTGAGATGACTCACGTGGCCTAGCTACACCATTCCGTCTAGACCATTGCTGGTAAGCTCGATATAAATCTTCGGAGTGACATGGGATAACCTTCAGGCCTATATCACCGCTTATCCAATCATCCATAAATCGCTGCACGCTATCTTTATTGACCTCGATTAGATCCTCTTTTGATTGCGTCATTGGCGGCTTTGTGTGTTCAGTAAAGTCACCTAGATCTAAATTAAGCAAGTAGTGATGCAATGCAGCCACCCCACCGCTTTTAATCTCTTCATCAACGGCACGATACATCTCATCACCTAGCTTTTCAGGCACCCAGATAACCACAAAGCGCCGATCATCCTTATCCAGAACCAACGGTTGTATTTCATTGGAAAGGAATACAAGATTTACATGATTTCGCTCATCGTGCGCAGCCACATTTTTAGGATTAATGCGGATATTTTCACCAGTTATTAATGCCTTAATCTTATTTTTTTGGTGATACAGCTCTTGTCTAGCCATCACCTCATCAGCAATCATGAATAACTTGCCAGATGCCCAGTCGTTAAACTTATCATCAAGCTCTGCCTGGCCAACAATACGGTTATATTTTCCGTATATAGCCCCATAGGCTTCAAAAAATAGATTTTTACCTACGCCTTGTGGTCCATGAAAAATAAGCGCTGTGCGCATTTTTGCACCACGGTGCTGAATGGGATAAGCCAACCACTTGAGCACCCACTCATAGATTTCAGTGCTATTTTTCTTTTCCTCACCGCTGCACAAATATTGCAGCAAATCCAGCAATACATCGCACTTACCTTGCTTAGGTGTTGTAGGCCAGCCACCCCACAGATTGCACTTAATATGTCTATCATTCTCAGTTGGATCAAACCCAACCTCAGACAAGCGAACAACCTTACGACCTTTATGTAGCTTCCATTCCTTCCAGGCATGGTCAACACATATATCCATCACATCTGATTTTGGGATTAGAGCGCTTTCCTGATGGTCGAACATCGTGCCACCAGCGCCATAAATCAGAGAATAGCGATCAACTGCATCCTCTACATCTAACAACGGCTTTAGCGCATCCCCCGCCCCCACAGATAGAGAGGTGACGCTGGCTGATACATCACTACCCCAGCCAAGTTGGAGGATAGCTTGCTCAACTTGATGCTGAACAACATGCAAACCCTCTGATACGTGCAAATCATTGAAGTCAGTTATCTTTTTGCGTTCACGGTCAATGGTGAAAACAGGAGCAATCCAATGACCATCAACCGCAAGTGCTGCAGCTTGTGCACTTGATGTGCCAGCATTGTTTTTACCGTGCTCAGATCCACAATATTCGCAATACTCACCATGGCTCATCAATGTCATTTCTCCACATGAGCCACATTTTTGAATGTAGTCGTCATCTGCGCAGATTAATTGATTGACTCGTTTATATCGTTTTTTAAGATTTTGTGCGACTGGCAGCAGGTTATTTGCATTAAATGCTACTGCTACTGGCAACCCAGTTGCTTCATGCAGAGTTGCTGCAGTGGCATAGCCTTCTGCCACCAGCAATGTTCTACGTGGTGAACCTCCAATAATGTGGTACTTACCACGCATTTCCATGCCTACTGGCCAGAACTCTTTATCGCGTCCAGTTTTAGCTTTACGTGGATGACCTGCTGGCAAAATAAACTGCAATCCGTAAGTAGAACCGCTATTATCTTGAGCAGGAATAACCATAGCGCCAGAGTCAGAGTAACGCACACCATAAGCACCTACGTTTTTACGTTTCAGGTATTCAGATTCACCAGTAGCATTTAACTTAAGCCAGGTTGCTTGGGCGCGCTTTGCCGCCAGCATAATTTCACGTTTACGGTTAGCTTCCGCCTTTTCTCTATCCTGTGCGTACTTAGCTTTAAGCGCCTCTCGTTGGTCATTGCTCAGCGCTTGGCGATCGATGTTGATTTTACGCGCACCGTTATCATTGCCCTGCCAAATACCATAACTACCAACAATGATCACATCGCCATTGTCCTTAGTAAAATCGTGAAGAGAGTACCAACCCTTCTTCTCACGGGTACCCTCAACCTTGCAGCGCACCATGCGACCAATAATAAAACTATCAACAATTAAGCCGATACTAGTAAGCTGGTCGAATACCTCTTGCTGGTTAACTGCACTGCTCATTTTATAATTCCTGTTGTAACAGCTTTGATAGCTCGGTCAAATTCAACAACCAGCTCTTTACGAATACGCTCTTCAACACGTGAACGAATCAAACGAGTATTGAACATTTGGGGAACATCAATGGTGGACAAAGCTTTAATTGGGAGTCTTGCATCTGACTGGCGAACAAACACGGTACGGCCTTTATTGCCAATGAATGCACCCGTGATTATTTTCTTTCCACCAGCTCGCTTAATTTGAAAATGAAGTTGATTTTGGGTACCGGCTTTATTACGGCGCTTCCCCTCAGCTAGAGTCACTTTCTTTTCCATAAAGCGGATTAAATTAAGAGATCTACCAAATCTACGTGACGCAAATGGATCGAGCTGCACAAGCCACTGAGTAAATTTACGACCGGCTCTAGTCAACTTCAATCTACTTGTAACTTCACTTCTTGGAATATTGAACTCTGCTGCAATAGCACGAGACATTTCTACTTTTCCCTTTGCACCTACTTTATTCAGTGCAGCAGGAATTACCTTCTTCTCAATATCATTTGATAAAGATTTTAATTTTTTGTTGATAGCTGAAAAGTCAGCTCTGACATTAACCTTAAGCATGTTTAGTATGTTCCAACACCGTTTATGTGAGACAAATCACGCTCGTTTCGACCCGTATTCATGAAAGTGCCAGAAGGACCCGTTTCACCCCTAAACTTGGAACTGTTTACTAAACTTTTAATCATATTTGCTACTTCCTCTTATATCCTTATACGGGGCGCGGGGGTTCTACTTATTGCGGATTAATCAAAACTGCTAGTTATGTCACTTTGCTTTCTACAGTGTTTTGAAATGCCAAGAGCTTGCCCTGAACACCTGATACCTCATTAGCTATGCGCTTAAACTCTTTTCTATCAATATCGCCATCCGCATATGCCTTTTGAAACTCAGTAGCTAAGTCTCCCATCTCTTTCATGATCTGCATGTACGAATCGAGCAGACACATGTCTCCACCATCATTGATTGTTGGCAACTTCACCACCACCGCATTACATTTGGCTGCGAAATACTCAGCAACAGAAAAATTAGTATCAGTAAAATCAACAATCTGCTCAAACTCTTGAACATATAAATGAGCATTCTCTGAATTGAAATTAAGCTTATTACGCAACCCTTGAGGATCTTTCCCCATGAATAAAGCTAAATCCCCAATTCGGTGTTGGGCTAACTGGTGTGCTAAATGTCTAATAGTCAACATTTATTTCCTCCTAAATAAATGTATGGTTCATCAATAAACACATACATAATTCAGTCATCTAAAGAAAGTAATTAAAAATAAAGAGAGTAAAAATGTCACTTGAGAAACGATTAGCAGCATTAGAAGACGCGCATCGCGCTTTGCATGCCAGGCATGAAGCATTGGCAATGAGTAACAGGGTTCTTTTGCCATTACTGAGAATAGACCCCTCCTCAAAAAAACGGCTGATGACAATTGCTTATGACGCGCTAACCGAACATATGGACAACGCGAATATGGACGTCGAATTCCAGCAGATTGCGCGTGGTGCGATTGATGAGATATTCTCTGCGATTTAGCTATATATGCTGCAGCGCCTCCCCATTGTTGCATCATGCAGCACTCCTTAAGTGTTCAGGCAAACCGTCATCAGGGTGTGGGTATAGATCGGGGCGAAGCTCATGTGGCGTGACATGCCAGTTAACAGCAGAGCATGCTCGAATAACATATCTTGCAGGTATTCCTTCAGCTGTCGTATTAAGCCATCGCCAAACATGAGCTTGTTTTATTGGGTCTTCATCAGTTGCTAATTTCTCAGCAAGAGAAACCTGACCATCAACCAGTTGAACAATTTTTTCAAGGAAATATTTTGACATGAGTGAAGAATACAACCACAGTTATATTCCTGTCAATAACTTTAGTTGTTTTACAACAAAGAAGATTGATTGTATAAACTTGATGATGAACTATGGTGAACGTCTAAAAAAAGCACGACAAAATGCAAAGCTTTCACAAGCTGCATTAGCTGAGAAGGTAAAAATAAGCCAAGCAAACATCTCAAAACTAGAGATAAGTAATGCTAGTGGCTCAGAATTTACCGCGCAAATCGCTCGCGCTTGTGATGTAAACCCTCATTGGTTGGCAACAGGAGATGGGGACATGATAGATAGTTCGTCTAATACCATCCCCTTATTTAGCAGATCAGCAAAGCAAGATGTTGCTGAATACAAACCTGAACCAATCAACCTTGTCGACAACCCAGACTATCCTTCGATTAGAAGAGTCAATCTAAGGCTATCCGCAGGGATTGTGGGCTTTAGTATCGACCATGATATAGACGATAAATCCCCAATTGTCATGCAGCGCCAATGGTTTGAATCTCGTGGTTACAATCCATCTAAACTTCTGGCGACAGGGGTTAGGGGCGATAGCATGTCACCAGGAATGAATGATGGTGATACTGTTGTAATTAACACAGAGGACACCACCCCTGTTGATGGAATAGCATTTGCAATCAACTACGAGGGTGAGTTAACTGTAAAACGTCTATTTCGTGATGCCGGCATATGGTGGCTTTCATCAGACAACCCAGATCAGCGTAAATATCCGCGTAAGCAATGTACTGGTGACTTATGTTTGATAATTGGCAGAATCGTACACAAACAAAGTGAAGTGATTTAATCTGAAGTAAATATACAGGGGAATCTAATGGCTATATCAAAAAAAGTGACTGACAGAATATCGTTGATGCTTAAAAAATATCAAACTGTACTTAGCGAAGCTAAAGATAGAGACATTAGCGAATCAGATACGGTAGTCATTATCGGCGATATGCTTGCAGACATGTTTGGCTATAAGAAATACACTGAAATAACCACGGAGTTTGCCATTCGAGGTACTTATTGCGATTTAGCCGTGAAAGTTGATGCAAATGTAAGATTTCTTATCGAAGCAAAAGCTATTGGAGTTGCGTTAAAAGATAACCACATTAAGCAAGCAATTGATTATGGTGCAAACCATGGGATTGAATGGGTGGTATTAACAAACGGCGTCATTTGGCAGGTCTATAAAATACACTTCAAGCAACCTATTGATAAAGCTCTCATATTTGAAATAGACATTTTACAAACAAGCCCAAAAAATCAACAAATGCTCGAGTGCTTTGGAAACCTGAGTCGCGAGGGATTCACCCAGTCATCAATGACAGCATTCTTCCAGCAACAGCAAGCAACTAACAAATTCTCATTAGCCGCCCTGCTAACAACAGAACCTATTATTATAGCTATTACTAAAGAATTGAAAAAATTAGGAGCAGGAAAAACAGAGCCTGAGTTCATCAAAAATACAATCCAGAATGAAGTGCTCAAAAGAGAGCTTGTAGATAGTGATGAAGCAAAGGCGGCAAAGGATTTTTTAAAGAAAAGTGCCAAAGCAGCAGCTAAAATAAAAACAAAATCAGCCACAGAAAATACCCAACAAAGTTAAAGGACTTCTATGAATAATATAGATACTGGTCTAGGTGTTATCACCGTATTTTTCTTGGTAGTGTTAGCAATATTATGGTTTTTCTTACCATTCGCTATCTTTGGTACAAAAGCACTCATTCAAGAGTCTATCGATGAACAAAAAGCACTAAGAAAATCGATTGATGACCTGCATAAAACCATTAAAGAAAAGATGTAATTTAAGAGCGTACAAATCAATTGAAATATTTAATGATATTACTTCTGGTTATTACGTCTTTTTCAGTTCAAGCAGAGTATAGACGCAGCTATAAGGCTAAGAGCCAATTTAAACAATCTAACCCCTGCCCTGCTACTGGACGCAGCAAAGGCTCATGCCCTGGTTACATAATAGACCATGTTCAAGCGCTTGCTTGTGGCGGCGCAGATCACCCAAGCAATATGCAATGGCAGACTAAAGCTGATGCGAAGGCTAAGGATAAATGGGAACGCAGGGGATGTTAAAGATAAACTTGCTAAGAAATTATTTTAATTTAATCTGAATTTAATTAGAACATATTGGTCAATATGTTTACATATAGGTAAACTTTGTGATATTTTATATAGGTAATGTTTTCACTATTGAGGAAACTGATGATGCAGCAGCCTCTCGACCCATAGCAGAAGGTCAAGTACAACCAACTACGGCAATCGCTCAGCATAAAACCCTAATTGAGAGATTTGCAAATCTTGGGAAATTAAGATCACCTGACCAAATGAATCCTGAGGGTGACGGTATATTTGCTATTAAAGCAAGAAGTGGACTGAGGGCATACGGATGGTACCACTCAAGAAAAAGAGGAACTTTTGTTATTAGCCATTACATTTGCAAAAAAAAACAAAAACTCGACCCTGCAGACCTTGAGCGCGCACAACGCAACAGAGCCAAATATGAAGCAATTGAATAGTTTCAAAGGATAAATTATGGACAATATTAAAGACTGGGTTAACGCTTCAGAAAAAAACAAGAAAGAATACAATCAAGAGGCTTTAATTCTTGATGTAACTGAACAAATTTGGGAAAGATTAGAAGAGCTTGGATTAAAAAAACAAGATCTTGGCGACAGACTAGGTTGCGGGAAATCTCACGTAACTCAGTTACTAAATGGTGGCAGAAATATGACCCTTAGGACACTTTCCGATATCGCATTAGCACTAGAAAGTGAAGTTAAAATATACCTAGCCGAAACCGTCGCTGCAAAAAACTCAAGCGTTTGGTTCACTAAAAACTATGTAAACTTTCCAGTTGCTAATCAAGCAACACATACCGAAACCGCCAAATTTGAAACTAACGTTTATTCATTTCCTAAATTTGGCCAAAACAACCTATTAGAACGCACAGCTTAATATGTCTGATTATCCAGTTAACTTAAAGCACATTTACTTCACTAGAAGTATTGTGATTTCAAACCCTAATCACACGCCAACTGGCGTCACAGTAACATCCATCAAACCAATTAATCATATTAATGTTGAAAAGCACCCTGAGATTCATAGTGACTATATAGTCACTATGAAAATGATTTTTAACCAAGATAATGATCCAATATCAGGATACTCCATAGATATGGAGTGCGTAGCTTTATTCAGTGTAGAAAATCTAAATGATACTGAAGCTTTAAAAGCCGTTACTGTAATCGGACACAGTGTAACTTATGGTGCAATTAGAGAAGCGGTGCTTTGGATAACAGCACGGCACCCATTTGGACCTTTATCCTTAGGGCTTTCAATATTGGGCGCTCAAAAGGAACAAAAACCTGATGAAAAATAATACATAAACCAACCACAACCCGCCTCTGAGCGGGTTTTTTTACGCCAAAAAATCATCAAAAATGAAAAATATTACTGAAGTTATTTTTTAAATATAACTTTAGTTGTTGACATTAATATAACTGTGGTTGTATATTATTTCAAACGCACCACCTAAACCGTAATTTAGGAGTTTGAAAATGCCAGCAACAGCAGACTTACAAACCGCATTTAATACCTCACAACTCCCTAGGTTGGGCTACACGTTTGAACGCGCCATGCAGAGCAAAGCATTGGTGACTTGTTTAATTAGGCTGGCACAACGCAAAACACCGCAGCAGCCAATACCGAAAAATTCGCGTGCAAAACCTGCACAAGAATATTGGTACAACAATATTTAAGGCTAACCATGCAAACCATTCATTTACAAATTGCAGAAAACACGAATATCCGCACCGTTCAAACATTGATCGATGAGGCCATAGCACTTGGGCTTCGTGTGGTACATCGTCCAGAACGAAACAAAAGCAATGTGGTATCGATTGAGGCACGCCGCCAGATGATGGCTAACGTGAGTGCAGAGCGCGCTTAACCATGAGCAACAACCACCCACTAGACGACCTCACATCAAGTGATTTTATCTATCAGGCGCTTAAAAGCATTGTTGCAGCCGTATTTATTTTAACAATCACGTATCTGTTAACGCCTCAATTTTTGGAGTTATTACATGAAGCTTACATCGGTATTTCTTTTTGGCTGGATGTTGTCATGGATTACACACGGGCGCCTGCTTAAGCGCCTTAAAGACACGCATTACTACATAACCAAACGCCACTACAGCTTAAAAACATCATGGAACTTATCAGGGAGAACAATATGAAATTTAATCCAGCTAATCATAATACGGCTAAAACTATCATCAATAGCTTAAAGATAAATACATCCGTATGGATTACACATCATCAAACTGGAGAACTTAGACAGGATGTAGCAAACATTATCACAATAGATACAGGCTCATGCCATATCCATGAAGACCTCAGCGCTGAACAAGCCCAAGAGTTGATAAACATGCTTAATCAACATATTGAGTACATCAAAGAGGCTGAATTAGAACTACTAGCGTTGCAAACAAAGGCAGCAGCATGACCGCATTAATCATCTTTGGCAGCACGTTTATTTTAGTGTTTGCGCTTGGTTTTCAGAGCTTAAACGTGAATAACGGCCATTATAGAGCTGCTTTTGTTACTAGTTTTGCTATATCTGGCGCTAACCTAGTTTTATTTAAAACAGTGCCTGAAGCTGGCTTTTATGAAATTGCTGCTTACTTAATATTAGGCCCATTTGCGATTGTTGCAAGCATGTGGGCTCATCGCCGCTGGGTGAATAAATGAATCGCGCCCAACGCCGTCAAGCAGAGCGTAACGAGCGCAGAAACATCACCCATGGTGATCGCATAGTGCCACTGCCTGCCCTGCTTGATGAATTTACAGTGTTCGATATGCCTCAGTCGATACTTGATCAAATTAGCAATGGCGCTATTGATGCAATGCAAGGTGTTCCGGTATTTAGAGACAACGAAGGCGTTTGGACTGAGATCATTCCGGCACTAGAAGGATGGATTCTGACCTGGGAAATGATTAATGAGAAACTAGGCTTAAACATCAATTTACTGCCTCTCACTATCATCAAAAAACGCTTGCATAGCAATACACCAATCACGCGAGAAAACATTACAGCTGCGCAAGCATGCATGATTGATTGCCGCAAAGCGTTCAGATCAAGCAAACGTCAGCAAATTGTCAGTATTGCAAAAACAGCACAGACAAAAATATTGATTGAAACAAAGTATGACCAAATCGCTTAACAAAATAGCTAAGAGGCGCGTCTGGACGGATGAAGATAAACGCATGATTGCCCTACTTTATCCATGCAGCAATACGGCTGCCATAGCAAAGCTATTTAATGCCAGCAATTGCCAGGTATTCAACATGGCAGGCAATGTAAATGTAGGTAAGTCGCAATGGTTTAAAGATAGCCCAATGTCTGGCAGCTTAAAACATGATAACAGCGCTGGACAATGCACTAGATTTAAAAAAGGACAAGTGCCATCGAACAAAGGTAAAAAAATAACACCACACCAAAACTCAATAAAGACGCAATTTAAGTCAGGGCAAAAATCACCAAACTACAAACCTGTAGGCACTTATCGAGTAGTTAAAGATGGCTACCTAGAAGTAAAAATAGCAGAAGGCCTACGACAATGGAAATCTGTTAGCAGATTGGTTTGGGAGCGATGCAACGGAAAGATCCCAGACGGGCACATGGTTGCTTTTATTGATGGCAACAAGCTAAATGTAGAGATCACAAACTTAATGCTGATGAACAAAGCAGAAAACGCTAAGCGCAATCATCCTGCCAAGTACGGTAAAGAGTTTATGCAAGTATCACAGCTTAAAGGTGCAATTTCAAGACAGATTAATAAACGAAGGAAAGAAAATGAACAACGACATCTTAGAACTCAGATCGCACCTGTTTAACACGCTAACTGCGCTGCAGGATAAAGAGAACCCGATGGATATCGATCGAGCAAAAGCTATCTGCCAAGTAGGTGATGTGATTGTAGATACAGCAAAAACAGAGATTGATTTCATGCGCGTTAACGGCAGTATCGAAACACATTTCTTTCAGAAACCAACACCGCCAGCACAACTTTCAGCGCCAGCTGCTAAGCAGGCAATTGAGCAAAAAAACACGGTAAACAACCGCGCAACAGTAATAGTTGAAGGCAACGTAACAACCCATAGAGCGAAGTAAAGAGCATCAGCATGGCTATGAGCGAACAAGAATCACAACTACGCACCGCGCTTGCTGAATTGCTAGGCGCACTAAAGGGGATGAAGTTTCATGGGCAAGTTCCAGAGAAAATAGCTAAGGCTAAGAAAGTGTTGAGGGACGTTAAATGAACATACCAAATAGTGATGATTTAGTGATGATTAGGCGCGGTGATTTATTAGCTTTGAAGCAAGAGGCTATATTTGGCGTATTTAGACGCGATGCAGTTGAATGGGATAAGTTAAACGCCCTGCTAGCCAATGCGCCAGTAGTGAGTGGTGAGACAAAAGATGAAATCCAAACCCTACGCGCCAAAGTAGCATCGGCGGATGATGTGAGAGATGCAGAGCGTTATAGGTATTTGCGAGATTGCGGACATGGTTTTGATTTATCAGTTAGAGAAGAAACTGAAGAAGGTGAAATTTGGGTTACTGGCTATCCACCTGATGAACTAAATAAAGCAATAGACCAAGCCCTAGCCAACTACGACAAACTTAGTGAGGACAATATAATGGAAAAATCTTTAAGCCTCGCTAAATCGCAACTAAACAACTATAAGAAACTTAGTGAGGTTAAACATGAAGAGATTTAGCATTACTTTACAAAAAGTATCTACAACTTTTGCTGATATAACAATTGAAGCCAGCACAGTAGAAGAGGCAAATATCATACTTAAAAATTCGTTAGAAAATCCAATGAATTTTCAGTGGGGCGAATCTGAGGTTTATGTAGATTTACCTGACGTAATAACAAAAATTGAATAGCTGAGGTTAAACATGACACAGAATAATGAGCGCGAGCTAATAGAGAGGTTGGCTCTAGTAGTTATTGATTTAAGAAGAAGCCATAACGGATTTGATTTTATAGCATCGTTATCAGAGCTGGAGGCATTTGCTAAAGCCTACAAAGTCGCTATTGATGCAAATGATAAATCACCAATATCGCAGAACGAACAGCAAGAGGCGGTAGATTTAAACGACCTTGCAGGCCGCCAAGCAGATTGGCTAAAAACTATGGGTTGGTGGAAAAACAAAACACCACTTGAAAGCCTAATGCTGGTTGTTTCTGAGTGCGGCGAAGCGGCAAACGAGGTTAGAGGTAAAGAGCCTACTGAACACTTTAAGACTGAGTTAGCCGACATTATCTTAAGAACGCTAGGCATTGCCGCAGAAAACGATATAAACATTCAGCAAGCCGTAATGGACAAAATGGCAAAAAACAAAGAGCTTAAACCTAATACGAATCGAGTTAAATAATGATTATTTATATTAACTACGCGCTTTTATTTCAATTCTCAATGCTTGCTTTGGGATGGTTATATGTTGGTGACAAAATGCAAGCAATATATTGGCTAGGTGCTTTTATTTGCACCGCTGGCGTAACTTTTAAATAGGACTAGCCCATGACCAAAGAATTCTACGTTGAATGCACCAACACTAAGTGCGAGGTAAAAGGATTTGCCGCAGCATCACAGCTAGCAAGCGACCTATTTAAAAAAGGCCATGAGCCTGAAATTACGATTAAGTACAAACAAGTAAAAGTGGAAGGGAAATAAGATGAAAAACATTTATGAAATTAAAGACTGGATGGAGTATCTAGGCGCAAGCCGTGCAACAGTATCACGCTATATTAAATCTGGTCTTATTCCAAAGCCAGACCATATAGAGCCTCGCCCACGCTGGAATAAAAGCCCTATGACACTTGGGCTTCAATCCAATCAGAATAGAATTGCATCATAGCGATTCTATGTTCAAGATACTCAGCACGATTATATGAAGCTCGCACATCATCTATTTCATTGTGTGCGAGTTGGCGCTCGATCCAATCTTTATCAAAGCGCCTACGACCATCAATCGTTTCATTATTAAGAACAGTAGAGGCTAGTGCCCTGAAGCCGTGGCCTGTCATCTTGCCTCGATACCCTAAACGATAGAGTGCAAACAATAGGGTATTCTCACTAATCGGATGGTTAGGCCGTTTAAGTGATCCAAGCACATACTTATCATCGCCAGTGTATTGCTCAAGCTCTTTGATGATACTCAGTGCGAATTTAGTTAACGGCACTACATGGGGCTTAGGCGTTTTTCCAGTAACCGTTTTCATGCGCTCACCAGGTATTACCCAAAATCTACCGTCTTTAATTTCTTTGCGCTCAAAGTACCTTAGCTCAGTGGTTCGCACAAAGGTCAATGCAAGCAATATCAAACCAAGCCTAGTAACAGGTTCATCATAGCTTTTAATTGCTTGAAATAAGTCTTTAGCCTCACTTACATCAATGCAAGGCATATGCGTTCTAACTGGCGACCTAAGCACACTGCATAAGTTGGTCGCTGGATGCAGTTGTATTTCATCCGTGTTAACGGCATGCGTGAACACCTGCCCTAGCCTGCTTGCAATTCTATTCGCAGTTTCAACAACACCTTTGCTTTGAATACCCTGCACCAACTCAACCAACTCTTTGCGCGTAATCTTATCAAGTGGCTTATCACCTATCTTCTCAAAAACATATTGGTCCATACTCGCTTGAATAATGGCCTTATGCTTTTGGCTTTTAAGATCAGGCAGATGATGCTTGTACCATTTATCTTCTACAAACTGCTTGAAAGTCATTACACGGCTTTCGGTTAAGCCATGTAGTTTTAATCGCGCCTGCTCATCTTTAAACTCTGAATTTAATAATCTAGCCTTAGCTAAACTAATTTCAGGGTATAGCCCATAGGTTTTAGTTTTGTATTTATCGTGAATATCTTTGTAGTTATATCGCCATGATTTTATATTTCTTGGCGTAACCACTAAGTAAAGCCCTGCCATATCAGCAACCTTGTATTGCTGCTCTTTAGGCTTTAATGCCTCAATCTGTTTAATGGTTAACATGCTGATACCCTAAACTGATTTAGCGAATCACCAATGCGATACCCTAAAATATTTTGGCTAGGCTTGTTTATACATGATGAAGTATGACGCATTATGTAAGCATATGATTAACTGCAAGGGCAGTCAGTATAATGCTTTCAGCTTACTTTGTGGTGGTTTTTGATGAAGTTTGACGAACGATGAAAAAACTTGAGAAAGAGTAACTGGTAGGCAGTAGCAGATTCGAACTGCTGACCTCTTGGATGTCGACCAAGCGCTCTAACCAACTGAGCTAACCGCCTGTATTTATATTAGCTAATGCCTAAAAATATAAAAAGTGCCTTCACGTTTT